ATCAAAGTCATCAAAATATGGTGCTACGTTGAGGTTCGTCTGCTGTGGCATAATTCTTTAGAACTGCAAAACAATTTTGATATCTTCTTTTTGGTTTGATGACCTTGTTATTGATGGTCTGTTATCAACATAAACAATGTTACCTGCATATTTTTTCACTTCTGCAGGTGCAATACCATCCGTAAAAGTAAGACCAAGATTATATGTCCTACTATTTATTGTTGTTTGGATACCACTAAAGTTGGAGTCAATTTGCAAATCAACACCAGATGTTGGGGTAATAGTCAAACTACCACCAGTGCTTGGAGCAGACGTAAATTCTGTCAAATCAAACCCATAAGTTGGTGTTGTTTGAGCGGTTCCAACTGTATTAAATCCAGCAACTGTTCTATCTTGCCAATACTTCAATACACCAGTTGTTTGATTATAACTAATCACCCTTCCTTGAGCAGTTGTCCCTGTAGAAACAGTTTGGGTAAAATATGAATCGACAGTAAATGCAGCAGAACTGTATCCTGCCCCTGCTAATCTTAAAGCACCAACAGCACTTGCTTTATCAGCGGATAAAAGTGTGTTTGATGTCGTTCTAGGATTTTCAACAAGACCAACTCTTGCAATTTGATTACCGGTGATAAAATCAGGATTTTCATTATCATTTTCGATTCGAGAATATAAGAGAACATTTGTTGCTCCCAATTCTCTGTAAATATCAGCACCATGTCCTCCCTGAGGAGAAATAATAACGTCAAATGTGGGTCTAGTCGTGCCAGTAGGAACGTTTCCTGCCTCTAAATCTACATTACCAAAAGTATAACCAGAACCTTGGTTGGTTATCGTGATAGAATCAACCCTTTGATCATTTGTCGTAACAATTGTACATTCTGCACCAGTTCCATCGCCCTTAATTGGAACGTTAGCATATCTTGTAGCGCCAACAGGTCCTATTCCAACACCCCTATCAGTAATAGTTGCAACTTTAATTGAACCATCTACGGCATTATTTCTAACAAGTTCGTTTTCAGTACCAGTTTCCCAATTTAAAGGAACTGGCATGAAAGCAGTTGCCTCAAACTTTACAATATCACTTGGTTTAATTGAATATAGATATTTCCAAAGATATCCATCGCCGCTTGTTCCAGCTGCTCTTGGTTCTAAATCGATATGAGTTGGTTCATCGAGAGATGGTGCTCCATTGGGTGTATCTGGAGTGGTGCCATTTTGTATACAAATATAAACTCTAAAATCGCTATTAATTACATAATATGATGCAGCGTATAGATTAGTGGCACCACTTACAGCAGCAGTTTTTGTTCTACTATAATCATGGCGATACATGTCATAGGTTGTTCCTGAAGACCAATTTCTTTTTGTAACAACCTGCCTTACGTCAGATGAGTTGATCTTTTTAAGAGCAACCATTGAGTCCCAATATTGATTTTCCTCATCAAAACTATCTTTTGGTGAGGGTGGATCTTGATCCCAAGTTGAACTGAAATCAGTTGCATTCGTCAATCCAATGAAAGAATAGTATGCATTAGTAGACGTGGTTACACCTGCAACAAAATTCTTAGCGTTTAATATCCTAATTTGATCAGTTATAATTGCAGCCATTGGACACAGTTTTTTCTTTATTTATTAGGGTCAAATGTCATAATCTTTTGACTTCAATGATTTAGATCTCTGAACGAAAGTAGAAGTAGAAATACCACCAATACCTCCTAAAGTAAATGCAGTGTATGAAGTAACTTTAGATCTAGATGCTAGATCAATTCTTCCCCAACTAAATTCACCAAATGAGTTAGATGTTTGAATACCAGATCCATACGGGAAATTATTATTTACATTTACAAATACTCTGGTAATATGAGAAGTTCCAATACCCACACCTTCGGAATTAACTCCAGTTGGTCTGTATACAGTCTCAGCACTTTGAACAAAGTATATATTATCAATATTTGAAGTTCCAATCCCAACAGTATTGCCTGAAGTATCAAGTGATGTTATCGATGTAGTTGCAGATCCTACATTTGAATTAAATACCATGAAGTAATCACCAGTGTTAAGTGAACTCGCAGTAACTGCGGTGGAAACAATGCTAGTATTGTAACCAACATTTCTTAAGAAAGAATCAAGAGGGATGTGTAAATCAAATATGAATTGTGTGGTTCCAATTCCCACGGACGTGGTGCCAAAACCAACAATTACGCCATTATCACCGTTGAATGAATTTACCGAGTTTTCTTCAACACCTCTTGTCGGAGGACTGAACAGAACCAGAGGAGGATTAGTTTGAGTATATCCAAGACCTGGATTAGTGATTGCTACACCAGTAATTGTCCCTGCCGCACCAATTGTAACAGTTCCAAGAGCGGTGGTAGTGGTTCCAATACCAACTCCATTTGTACTTCCAAAACTTACTTGTGCAGTTGAGTAACCAACACCACCAGTGGATATTGCAACAGAGGTAATTGTTCCTGCAATAGAAACAATTGCTGTTCCTGCAGCAGAAACTTTGTCATCCTGTGGAATAAATTTAACTTTGTCTTGGAAAGAAAGAGTGTTTACTTTTGGTAAAGTTGCAACCTCATTGAATATATTGAAGAGTGGTCTTAGTGTATCAACAAATATTTGAGTTGCACCAACACCAACGGTTTTAATAATATGTGCTGTTGGATTTATCACTGGTTCATAAAGTTCTCTGTCTTTACCAACCTCTTTTTCATTAATAATTTTGTCTTCAGTTTGTCTGCACCAAACAACTGGTCTAAGTAAAGAGGTATCTTGAATATTGCCTGGACCAGAATATGGATTTGTTTCTGCAATATCAGTTCCAGATACAAAATTCACTGATCTCTTATTTTCGTTTGTAAAGATGTCATTATTTTGAATCTGGAGAGTATCACCCTCTGTCACAGTTTCAATAATTTCTCTAAGAACAACATCTTTATCACCAGTTCCTTTGTAGAAAACAATTTCAATAGTGTCACCAATCTTTGGTGCCTCTGTGAATTCAATTTGAGAACCGCCATTAAATATGTAACCCTTACCAGGAACCTGAAGAATATTATTTACGAAAATAATAAGAACATCCTGTATATTTACTTTTGATCCTCTCGCAGCTGCAATTGAAGTAACAACACCATCTACCTCAATTGGGAAGTTAGTTCTCTTCCCGTCGATAAATCTTTCAACATTATCAAGCACTTGCAGAACACCGAGAGACCATCCATTAAACTTGTCACTTGCTATTTCATCAATATCAATCTTAAACTCTTCAAATGTTTTAGACGTGTCAGTTGGAATACCGATGGTTCCACCAATCGCAACTGTTAAAGTTTGATTATTACCATAACCAAATCCTGTGTTGCTTATCTTAAAGTCAATTACACTTGAACCTTGTCCAACAACCACATCAACTTTTGCACCAGTTCCTAGACCAGAAGAAGTAGAACTATAAATTAATGGAATATTACTGTAACTTAAAGGTTCATCAATAATAACCAAAGGAGCGTCAGTTGATGTATAACCAATCCCTGGATTTGTAATGGCGATACTTACAATATTTCCACCACTTATCGTTGCGGTTCCAATATTTACTCTATTAGATCCAGATAGAGAAGTAGTTGCGACCCCTACATTAACCGTGGTTTGAATTCCTGCTCTATATCCAGAACCACTATTTCCAATACTAATCGATTGAATAGTTCCAGCAATAGAAACTATGGCAGTGCCTCCTGCAGCAACTAGAGGTTGATAACCAAATCCCTCACTTGAAGCAACTGATACAATTACTCCTCCCACAGGAACTGTTGAGGTTCTAACATCAGCAGAGTTTGAGACTGCAGCACCTACAAATGAAATTGATGTGATTCCAGCGTTTTCCGCAAGAGTATATTGTCTTGTTTGTAGTTCGGGGGGAATAACACCAGTTATCCCTCCAGGTGTTTGGAAAGTATCATTAACGAGGATGATTGCATTTTCAGTTGCAATTCCAGTTACATTTGATCCATCACTTTTAAGAGTGAATTCTTTCTTCTCACCATTAAATTCTTGAGCAATATCATCAAAGATATAATTTTCACTATAAGTGTCATTTGTGCTATCTGTGGCACCACTTCTTAAGAATATTCTACCCTGGAAACTTGAACTGGTTGTGATGCCTGTAAAATCTCTTTGGTCAGGTGGATTTGTATCACCACCCTTTGGTTTATTACCAAATGGAGCGTCTATAAAATGCAACACATTATCTACAATATTGTAATTACCAGTAACCTTAGTTACGAGA